GTTTTAAACCATCTGAAACGTGTGCAATAGACCTTTTCAAATCAGCAAGACTAAAATTTACGAGATCTTTATGAATAAAGTCGGAAATACCGAGACGCTCAACGTTTCCATACGGTACTTCGAGTTCAGACGACTTCTTTTCTGTACTTTCAAGTAACCACGTTTTACGTAAATCTGATTTCGTCTTATCAAATGCAAGAATTATAGACTCGTCCATTGAATCATCTGTATCAAATTGAACGGTGAGGTCTTTGATCTTCTTGAAATATTCACGTGCCTCTGCAGACGTTGACGTACCGAGACCCTTATAATATTTAATTTTCCAACCTTGTTTACCGTTACCGTACCATTGTCTGAACGTTGAATCTGTATAAAATGATTTGGTTTCTGAACCTTTTGTCGCTTTTATGATTGGTGTGACCATACTCACGACAAAATTAAGTTTGAGTAAACTCGGCCAGAAATAGTGAATCATGTTAAGAATGAGACCTTTGATATGACTTCCATCGTTATCCGCATCAGTCATGATCATGAGTCGACCGTATCTGAGTTCGGAGAGTGACGTATACACTTTACCTTGTTGAAGTCCCAAAATCTTTTTGAGATCATTAAACTCTTTGTTTTCGGTAAGTTGTTTTACACTCGCATCACGAACGTTTTTACACTTACCCCGAAGAGGAAAAACACCATAATGATCTCGTCCAACTACGGAAAGACCCGCAATTGCCAACGTTTTTGCGGAATCACCTTCGGTCACAATGAGTGTACACTTACCAGAGTGTGTAGTACCGGCCTTATTTGCATCGTCGAGTTTTGGAATACCCGTTATTTTTGATTTACGAGACCCATCCGTTTTTTTCAATTCTTTCATTTCACGAAACTTTGATAAAGCCATGAGTTCCGATTGAATACCCGTTTTTAGAATATTCTTTATAAACGTTTTTGGTGGTTCAAATTTACTCCCGAAATCTTGTGGCTTGAGTGTACACTCCGATTTAACCTGACTACTAAAACTCGGATTGACAAGTGTTGCTTTTACAAAAACAAAAAACGCATTCTTGACTTGTTGGGGTCGAAGTTTTATCTTCTTTGCCATATCTTCGATAATACCGTTTGCGAGTATTCCGGAAACGTGGTCAACGTGTGAACCACCTTTTGTGGTACATATACCATTCACAAATGATACGTGTTCAAATCCATCATCTGAAGGTGCGATACACACTGACCATCTATCACTCGTAAACGTACACATCTCATCCATTTTTGTATACATTTTAGCATACGTAGTAAACGTAGATTTTGGTAAAGGTTCACCTTGAAATTTCACTTTACAATTTTGTGACGTACAAATATTTGCATCATATACTCGTTTTTCAAATATTTTATATATAAAATCATCCATTTTTTGCATACCAAACCGTTTCCAATCGGGAACGAAAGTGATCGAAACACTCGACGTAGCACTCGAATACTTTTTTATTTTGGGTGTACCACACGTTTTCATATTATCTGACCATTCTTGTGTGTATATACACTTGTTTTCACCATCTTTAATTTTTATAGAAAACATCGATGAATAAACATTTGTAAGTTTTGCACCATATCCATTACGTCCACCCACGAGACGTTTTTGTGTATCGTCATAATTTGTACTCGTGAGTAAATGACCAAATGTCAACTCCGGGTTCCATAAACCTTCCTTTTCGTGCATTTTAACTGCAATACCACCCAGAGGTCCATTATTTTCAATTGTTATTTGACCAGATGTTTTATCGATGGAAACATTGAGCGACGTTACGTTTTTTGGGTACATGGAGTTTCGGTCGATCGCGTTTACTAAAATTTCATCAAATATTTTTAAAAGGGCTGGTGAATACATTACCGTTTTCTTTTCAAATGAACCGTTTTCATATACCCAATAAGGTTCCGCTACACGTGAAACGGGTCCAACGTATGAATCTGGACGCTTTAAAATATGCTCCACGTGTGTGAGTTTTTGAATACTTTCACCCATTTATGTTATATAAAGTCGTTTATTTAAGTATCTTTTTAGTCCTTCGAACCAGTATAATAATTCATCTTTTGTTTTTGACTTGGGTCTTGAATATATATTTTTTATACGACCACACTCGCGGTCACGTAACGTTGTTATTCCAACTTTATACGAATTTATATAACATGCATAACAGACACGTTTTACATCTGTACCAAAAAATTTTAGATACATATCATTATTGATAGTAAAAATAGGTCGCATTTTTCTATATTCTCGAACAAGTATACGTTCTTCTGTCGTTTTTGTGTGTACACACGGCTCTAAAGGGCATTCACATAAATAACACTCTTTTGTCCACTTAAGATTCATTTAAAAGTAAAAGGTTTTATCTTTTATATTACTCACCTAAAGTGAAGCTATACGTTCTTTTAAGTTTTATAAAGAACCACATCCTTTACTAACCTAAGTTATTTTATTTTTAGTAGAAATTAAGATGTCGCAATACTTTCTACCGACCGTGATTCAAACGAATTTTAGTGATACTAAAAATGTACTCACTAAAAAACATCAATCAAATATTCAGACTTATGACGACTGTTTACGTGTATCTAAAACTTTAAAAACGAGTAAAAAAACACCAGATGAAATGGCGATAATTCTTGATAAAATGAGGAAAAAGAAACTGGAATGTCAAAAAACAAAGCCGATACAGGTTTTAGATTCTGTACCTAAACAGGACGTTTCTGAATCCCGTAATATATGTAAAGCATTTACATTATCAGGAAAAAAATGTACATTCAAAGCGGTATGTGGCGATTATTGCAAAAAACATAGAATAGACGATCAAGTGTTAGGAACGAGGCCAAAAATAAATGTTTCCTTATTATAAAAAATGTTAGATCAAGAAACACTCAGACCTGTCATAATAGCCATGGCACTTTATCTTGCAATTTCAAAAATCGTACCAGAACTTCTTAAGAAACCAACCAATATTAAATTTATAGACGATATCGTCGCCATGCTCATTGCCCAGAGAGGTTCACTCATGTCCGGTGCCATCTTGACCGGTGTTATCACTTTCCTTACTAATTACATTAGTGATGAATTCTTGTAATACATTTTCTTTACACGTCAACATATGAGTCCTCGGATGTTCCATGTACCTTATTTTTTTGGTATATGCATCTTCCATAAACTCGCGTAATTGTTTTTCATTTGGTTTTCCCCATTCCATACCCGCCTTAAATAGAAAATCATCTTTTACCAAATACTGAAGACCACACTCAATTAAGTATGGTGTTTTTATGTATTCGGGTGCACCACCATAATCAGTTATAATGACGGGTTTGTTTCGTAAAGCTGCTTCGACTGCTCCCATACCTACACCTTCTGAAGACGAAAAACTTACGTAACAGTCTCCCATTCCATGTATTTTTTCCATTTCTTCATCTGATACAAGCCCGTTTATAAAGGTAACGTTAGGTATTCGCACTTCTACGGGTTGTTTACACGTTGCTTTTACCAATAAACGTGAATCTGGTTTATTCATACGTACGAATGTTTCTATGATTTTATTAAAATTTTTACGTGGGTCGTGAACATTACCTATATGGTAAAACGTATACGGTCTCTTATCTGGTATATGTGCGTGTATAACGAAAAAATCTTTATCAGGAAACTGTTTCTTAAAAACTTTTCTACAGAATTCGCTCGGTACAGCAATTCTATCGAATAAGTCAAAAAGTTTACCATAATCTTCGTGTACTGTTTCTGTTTCACATACGGTCATACACGTCACGTGTTTAATTTTTCTTTTTATTTCTGGTATTTTATCTAACCAGTATGGTACAGGTAAAGCAAATATAAACGCTCTTTCACATTCTGGTATTTCGTTTTGAATTTCTATATATTTACTTCGTGGGAAAAGGTTCATATATTTTTTGCAGTGTTGACCTATACCGCTCAGGGGAGTTGGGCCAATGAATAACATTTAGTATAAAGATAATCTTTCTTTTATATATATTACACGATGGACTCTATCCGAAAACAAATTGATAACGCACTCGAGCGACCAAAAATTCACAAAGAAACCGTCTACGGTATCCTTAGACAAATAGTTGATGTAATCGAACCACCAGCTCCAACCCCCGCCCCAGTAAAGGCTGCCGCCCCATTAAAGGCTGCCGCCCCAGTAAAGGCTCCAGCGCCACCAGCGCCAGCAGCGCCACCAGCGCCACCAGCGCCACCAGCGCCAGCACCAGCACCAGCACCAGAAACACCAAAGAAGAAAGTTGTTAAACGTGTCGTTAAAAAGAAGGTTGTGGAATCGAAGGAGTAAATTTATTTTTTACAAATATAAATCCACCTATTACCATAGTTATGAAGAGTATTAAGTAACGCAAAGGGTACTTTTTCTTTTTTTCTATTTCCATTTTTTCGATATCCTCCTTATCTGGAAGTTTTTTAACGTTTACGTTAAGATCCTCTATCTTCCCGATAAGTTTATGTAACGCCTCAAGCATTTGAACTTCGCGGTTCACAGGTTTTTCCTTAACATCTATGGTTGTAACTTCGAGAACCATATACCAATCTGCATCCGGTTGTAATGTAACGTAATCTGTATCTTCTTGATATTCATATAACTTAAAATGAAGTTTTTGTATAGATATCGGATTAAATAGGTTTGTTTGTCTTGGGAATGCTTTCCACTGCTTATCTCTAACTATAGTATGTGCACCATGATTAAAATGTCTTTCGAGTGGTACGCGTGCTAAAATTTGTCCATGACGCTCATCGAGTATTTGAGCACGTTTAGGTACATCTTCACACGTTATATCAACGTACTTTGCGACACTACTCACGTGAGTATCAGAGTTCGGGTTTTCCTGTCCGACTTGTGTCACGTAAAAATCGACTGGTTTTAGGCCACACACTTGCGTCATATCTTCTAGATGTAAATTTGATTCGAGTGTAAGATCTATACTAAACGTATTATTTGAACCATTTACAAATTTTGAATCTATAAGTATATACTGAACCTTTTTAGGTAAGTCCTGGAGTGAAACCATCTTGTATTTAGTATATAAAAAAATAAACATAAATAACAACAGTAATGTTTTCGTTTTATTCGAGTGTGTGTAATTTATTATCACCTCGACCAAAACCTGAACCTTCATCTATAAAAATGTGTGAAAATGACTATATCATATCTAAAAATGAAGCGAATGAAACAATCATTTTAGAGGTTCCTAAGAAACCTAAGTTTACATATTTCTAATAAAATGTATAAAAAATGAAATGGACGACTACATTGCCTTACACACGTACGACTATAAACTCTCGTTTTGTCAAGCGACAAATGAACTCCCGGGTGACATGCAAAGACTCATATGGGAAAAACTTAATGCGTACGAATCACGTGATCTCGTGTGCCCGGGAGCCCCTCAACGATCCCCCCGAAATTCACGATTCTCAAAAGAGAGACTCGAAACTCTGGTTAACCGATGGAGAGAACAGTGGGGCGAACCTACTCCGTGAAAGTATGAATACACTCGCACGCGAACAAATGTGTTTAAATGATTACGAGCGTAGTGAATATGATTCATATTCACTCGTACTTTATAAACTACTTCTCGATGATCTTAAATACCAAAGACGTGAATTACAATATTCTACTATTTTCGGTGATAAATGGAGAAAAACACCCGCAAATAAAAGTAATTTATTAAATATTCATAGACGTATATATGAAGTTGAGAAGAGCTGTAAAGATTTTATAAAAAAGGAACGTGCATTTAAGAAAAAGTATTTTCAAGATGAAAATTATATTATTAAAGGTATAGATATAGAGTAAATAAATTGTAATATGTTAAACATAATAAATCCGTATACTAAAACCGTTAGAATATCGTGTCCCACTAAACGTAAAGAAGGTATAGCCGAATACGAACAAGTCAAGTCTAAAATTAGAAAGACAACTTTACAATACGGTGTTGCCGTTTCGACCTACCATTTTATTTTTCATACACCCATTGACGGTGTATCTGCTACTTTAGGGACAATTGCATCGTGTATTTATGTAGACTCATTATCATCATACGTCGATAACATAGAAAAAGTACCTGGTTTAAATAAACGATTATTGTTACCGACGTGTCTCGCACTAGCCGAATCTTTGTGGAACACATCGGAATTACCATTTGATTTTAATATGGGGGCAACCTTATTCGGATTTTTGGCGTATAAAATGGCATTTTATCAAATCGTGGCCGAAGAAATATTAATGTATAGAGAAGACCTAAGTGATATAGATCAGATATAATAAGTATACTATAAAAAATGTCTCTCATTTACCAACTTACAAAACAAACGGTTAGTCTTGAAAGACTCGACAAACTTGACGGTGTTCTTTCGAGTTTCCGAACCGATCAATTTTCATCTGGCACACCTTCTCAAGTGTATGGCGTGAGATTGAAAACAAACTTTCCCCAGGATTTAATAAAGTTCAAAAAGGAACTTAATCATATTGCGTATGTCGGTGTATCTGCATTTAACGATAAGCTTCACTTAGTGGACTTTATGTATGAAGAGAAATACGAAGATGGTACTCGGATTGGTATTATTGAGCCAGTAATCCAAATGTTGGCAAAAGATGAATTGGATACTATGGTTGTTCCGCGATACGTCCCGGAAGAATGGATCGAGTTCTGGATGAATTACTTTAAAAACGAGTTTAATTGCCAAAAAACTCTTTTACAGTTTGTTGAAAAAAATAACCTTCACGGAAGCATTGACTGGACGGAACTTTACAACTCGTTCCCTGAAAACATGGACTTAAAACTTAGCAACTAATGTGTAATATAATACGATGAGCCTTACTTACGAACTCCTTAAAAACTGTACCACGATTGTTGAACTTTTCGACGTTAACGAACTCTTTTCCGAATTAGCCGGTGAAAAATGTAAAGTATACGGTTTACGCGCCGATTTTGGGTATCCCGCACACCTTGTTCCTAAAAATACGTATAATTATATTGCGTATATTGGTATTTCTAATAGAAAATTAGAAACATCGTATGGTCAAGCCCAATTTATTGAATTTTATTATGAACCTAAGGATATTGGTATTTTGGAACACTTTTTTGATATGTACCTCGAAAGTGAAAAGGAGATTCTTAAAGAGTGTGGGTGTAAAGGTGATGAAGAGTTTACCGTCGAACTTTTCCCAAGTAAAATCACAAAAAAGAACCTCTCGTTTTGGAAATCGTATTTAGATGAACAATACGGTGTTAACGATAGAATTTCTTTACGTGATTTCCTTGACGATTATGAAATTAAGTACCAAATTGACCACGATCGGTTATACGATTATTTACCGGAAAATATTGACGATTTGGATAATGAAAGTGAATACACGTCGGATTCTGAATCCGAACTCGAAGAAGGTGAAATAAGAACCTAAGTACGAGATTATAAAAAAATAATCAATAAAAAATGCGTCCAAACTGTGTATATGAAAACTGTCTCTGTCGCCAAGGAAAAAACGGGTTTTGTGTAAAACACCGTGAAATTGGTGAAGCCGTAGAAGCCCTTTTACTT